TCAACTTATGGCCGGCTCAGCGGCTTCCTGACGGCTTTTCCCTATCTCAATCGCCTCCAGTCCCCCGCGTAGCGGATTAAGCGTCACAGCGTGCTGGAGGAAGTCTGGCGCAAAGTGGGCGTAAATCATCGTCTGCTCAATTTTCGCATGTCCGAGGATGTCACGCAGGGTAATGATGTTTCCACCGTTCATCATAAAATGACTCGCGAACGTGTGTCTGAGAACGTGAGTTGCCTGACCACGTGGTAACTCCGGTACGGCGGTTCTCAGCTTTTCCCTGAAACTCTCGTAATCCACTTTGAACAGCTTGCCGCTTTTACTCGAGTCAATAAGTTTTTCCAGCTCGTCAGAAATCGGGATCACCCTGTTTTTGCCGTTCTTCGTGGCGAAAAAGTGGATGCGTCCCATACGCACGCGCATTGCATCCAGTTCTGCCGCTTCACTCCATCGTGCACCTGTGCTCAGGCAGACCAATGCGACCTTTCTTTCATCACCTTCAAGAACGGCCAGCAGTGCAGTGATCTGATCCGGCATCAGGAAAATGACTTCAGGGTCTGCCTGTTTTAACGGGGGCAGCTTCTGAACCGGATTAGGCTGGCGATATTCACCGAGCTTAATAAGAGTCGTAAACATGCCCGAAAGGCGATAAACATCACGGTTAATCGTGGCTGGCGAAATCCCATCTGCGAGCCTGGATGTTCTCAGCTGAAGCAGATTCTTTTTGCTGAGCGCGTTAGCCGGCATATCACCAATGTGCCCAATGGTTTTGAGCAGGTGCATTCGCTCAATTTTTCCATTCTTCAGCGTGATCCCGTGTACTTCCCACCAGTTAGCCAGTAGCTCAGAGATGCGCCGGCGGTCTGAGGGTTGCTTAGACCATTCATCTGGCTCGCTGGCCTTGCTCATTACCCAAAGTTCATACGCCTTCGCGTCTGATTTCCTGCTGAATTTCTTCCGATATCGCTTTCCTGCTTTACCGGTAGGGCGGATGTCCACCATCCATTGACCATCATCAGTTGGTTTAATGCTCATGGCTGAGCCCTCCTGATTGATGGTGTTGCTTCGTCGTTTGCCGGGCCGTTGTGGCTCAGCAGCCAGGCGGAATGTACAGCTAACCATCCATGCCTGTTAATTGGCGTTACTCTGTTTTTTCTGGCCCACTGTGTGTGAGAGCCGGCGATATCTGGCCGGCTGCTTCAGTGGTTTTGCCGATCATCATCCATAATGTGTACTTCTCGAATCTTGCTGTGCGAACAATCCTCTCAATCGTTTTAAGGCCGACGCCATCACCGCCTGATTCAATGTTTCTCAGACTACTTAAAGCGATGTTGCACTCTTTAGCCATCGCGGTTTGTGTGATCCCTTCGGCCATCCTGATGGCGCGTATTTTATTTCCATAGTCCTGAGTCATTTGAACTCCCAAAAGTACCGGATTTATTAACGAGGCTACTGATTAGCAGCATCGGCGTTATCGCCCTCGTCGTTTAAATCTTCAGCACCTTTTGGGGCGACTTGTCCAGCACGTATCGCGGTTTCACCCGTCATCAGCCATAAAACGTATTTTTGAAACCGAGGGTGTGCGCACATCTTTTCAATGATGCTTAAGCCTACCTCTCTCCCAGTTTCGTAGTTTTTAATGGTGCTGAGTCCAATCCCTGTTAAATCACGAAGTTGCATCTGGGTTAGCCCCTCCGCAATACGGATTAATCTTAATTTCTTTCCATACGCTGTTGACATCGTTCCAGATCTCAGACTAGATTAGCGCCATGGTTCCACATCTCAGACCATGACAGTTTCAATAAACCCAACAGCAACTAGAAGCCGTAGGAAGCAGTTAGAAGCAGTTGGAACCTAAAACAGGAGATTATCACATGAGCACAATGAGTGATGGTTTAGAGGTTAAAAGCCTCGCTGACGCAGTTACGTACCAGAAATTTGGCGAGATGATCGGGAAGCCGGTCAGCGCAATTAAGGCGATGGCTGAGAACAATAAGCTGCCGCTGATTGAATGGCGTAACCCGGAAAACCCTACCGGCCGAGCTGGTGAAAAAATGGTGTATCTGCCTGAATTTAATCGTGCTATGCGCGATGCATATTACTCCCGACCGGTAGAACAACGCGATGCCTGGTTGCTATGGCTGGGCCTGTAAATGTCAGCGGCGCATCAGGTAGTTGAAGTAAACAAGCACGTCAGCCTGTATCGCGGTTTCACAATTCAGCGTTTGCCACGCAGCGCGGTTGATAAGAATCACCGTTATCAGGTGACAAAGGACGGGATGTATTACGGGCAAGAGTTCGCCCAGGCTGAAGCGATACGCACCATTGATGGCCTGCATCATGATCATGATGTCTGGTGTGAGCGCCTCGGGGTTTCGGTAGTTGTTGGCGAGGTGACGAATTGTTCAGAGCCGATGAATGGCAATTAGCGGTTTACCTCACGATTCTGGCGTGGGGATTAATTGAGTCGATGCAGCTGATCATCCAGGACATCTGCCGGCGAAAACGGGCAAAGCGTTACAAGGCAAGCAAAAAGGGAATCAAAGCAAATGCGTAATGAATACCAGGTATTAAAAAACAACCTTCTCAATTCTTACCACAACAAAGTGATGGTGCTCAAAGCTGCCACCGCCGTTGCGCCACAAGTGCGTGAGAACTCCATCGCTGATCACGCTTTCCGCCTGAGTATCGGTCTGGAAGGTCTTGTGACTGTCGCAAACGCCTCGGGTGATGCGGAATCTGCTGATGAGCTGGAACAGGTTGTTGCTCAGTGCAGCCGCGGTGAAATTCCACTGCCGGCCATTGCGTAATAATCCGGCGCGGTGCGCCGGGCTTATCAGGGGCATCATTTGCGAGTGATGCGGCTGATAAGAGGTAATTGTATGAATCGAAACGTTCTCAATCAAAGAATTAGAGGAAGGAGCCATGCTAATGGCATGGCTAAATCGGATTTAGAGAGGAAAGTTAATAAAAAAATTACTGAGATTTTGGTTCAGCGCCAATTGCACGAAGGATATTTAGCAAGGCTGACTGAGTTTTCGCTTCAGTCTTCTGATATTCATCTGAGCCCTGACGATAAGAATTTAGCTGAGCGTGAAGAGTTTCGATGATTTTCTGTTTCTGCTTTGGTTCTAGGACTGAAAAAACGGCGACAGTAAAAACGGACAAGGCATAAACATCGTGTCTGCATGATTCACCCGCTTCATTCACAGCGGATATGTAGTCGAATAACTTTTGAATGTTCTGATCCATTTGAATTCCTTGTGTTGATTCGTTAGTTCGCCGTGCGGTCAGGCATTAAAGCGAGCGAAACGAAGATAACACGCCATGAGCCGGGCATGGTTAAAAAGCCGGTGTTTATCCGAGGCATCGCTTGCGAGCGGTGCGCCTGATAAGTCTCAGTGAGGTGAGTATGGCTTATATCGAAAATGGAGAAGGGGCGGTAAACCCTTATGCCGCGATAGCTGCCCCATACCTCCGCAAGTTTCATAAAACGAGAGTTGAGAAATGCGCGGGAACGCCTCTAGAGCGAGCTTTTAATAAGTTGTCAGCACCAGAGAAAAAGGCGGTATTTGTGCTTGGAAATGCCAAAGCGGAAATATGGCCGGGAAAAATGGCGAAGCTGGGACATAACCAGATTGCATTTGAATACAGCCAGTTTTCAGAGCCGGAAAAGTTAACGCTCATTTCCGGCATGAAATCCCTAAAAGAATTGTCCGACAAGATTCCATATAGCCGGCCCGGTGAAGAAGGTGCCGCAAGGCTTACGGAGCATGACGGCAGCGAAGGAGAAGAGCCCGAAGAGGCGCCGATTTCCTGTGTTACCAACGTTACTGAACCGCCGGATATACATCTGAACGTTCTCGGCTTCTGAATTAAATAACCACTCATTTTTTTATTAGGCGAATAACTCGCCGGGCTTCGTGCAACCTGAAAAAAGGTGACTACATGCAATCAATACCTCGGGCGAAAGTGACGAACTGTGAAAACGTCATGCTCGCCATGCTTTCCCAAGCCAATCAGGAGGGCCAGCAGGATAAGGCCTACTCCGTATCAATTCGCCTCAATGCGCTGGCGATCATCATCGTTAAAAACCAACTCAGCCCCGCTGCTACTTCCGAACTTCTGATGAAAGAAGCCGCGAGATATGAAGCGCAAGCAGTAGGGGGTTTGTGATGCCGGACATTATCGATATCGCCCAAGAGCACGCTGCAGAAATGCTGGCGCTTCAGATTGCTGCAGCAAGGCCAAAATCAGCCGCTGTTAGTAGCACTTTCTGTGAGTCATGCGATGCGCCTATCCCGGAAGCACGCCGCCGTGCGGTTATTGGCGTTTCAACCTGCGCTACCTGTCAGGAAGTAATTGAACACCGCGCCAAGGTCACCGGTATGCGTCAGGGGGGCCGCTCATGAATAAAACCATTCTGAAATGGCCAGGCAGTAAAGCCAAAGTGATGGGTGAGCTGAATAAGCACCTGCCAGCTGGTAACCGTCTGGTTGAGCCGTTTGCGGGATCGTGCGCCGTGATGATGAATACGGATTATCCGGCTTACCTCGTTGCTGATATCAATCCTGATCTCATCAACCTGTATCGCCAGATTCAGGAGTTTCAAAAGCCGCTCACCGCATTGGCCGCCAGCATATTTGCTCAGAACGCCGATGAAGAGAGTTATTACAGTATCCGCAAGTCATTTAACGATGACGCCAGCATGCCTCTGATTTATCGCGCTGCATACTTCCTGTATCTGACTCGCCACGCTTACCGCGGGCTTTGCCGTTTCAACCAGAGCGGTGGTTTTAACGCACCGTATGAGAAGACGGCTAAGCCTTATTTCCCGACTGAGGAAATACAGGCGTTTGCAATCAAGGCGAAGCGCGCAACTTTCATCTGTGCCGATTTCACCGAAACGCTGGCGCAGGTTGAAGCCGGCGATGTCGTTTATTGCGATCCCCCCTATGACGGCACGTTCACCCAATATCACACCAACACATTTGCCGAAATTCAGCAGCGCCAGTTGGCGCAGAGGCTGAATGAGTTGGCGACAGCTGGCGTGCCAGTTGTTGCTTCTAATAGCAATACGTCTCTGATCCAGAGCCTTTATGGCGATTTTGAACGTCACAGCATTACTGCCCCTCGCAGTATCGGTGTCGCAGCTGGCACAGGTAAAAAGGCCAATGAAATAATTGCGGTTAGCCGCCCAGCTAAGTCGGGCGCGGTGGCAGCATGAATCTCGTTGACGCAGTGATAACCAGAATTATTGATGTCAGACCATATCGTCATTTCTGGTTGGTTGAAGTTGAAGCCAATGCCTACGGATGTTTGACCAAAACTGAACTAATCAGAGACACCGAAGAGCAGGCTCGTAGCGTCAAGCCGGGTGATGTCATCGCGGTATGACAGAAATAAATCGCGGCAGAATTGCCCCAACACCGCCACCTCCTTACCCCGGCAAAGCGCCAGAGCCTGCCGGGGCTTATGCATGGAATGCATCCAGAGATTCTGAAGATTTTGCCGTTGACCGAACTCCGGGTGTAATTCGTTATCGGCATGATGGTGAGTCACGATCGGTTGAGCTTTTTGACCTTTTCGGTCAGCGCCCTGAGCGCGATCAGGAAGAGCGTGTTTTACGACGTCGCCTGCAAGCGCTTCCGCAATATATTCGGCGCTTTTATGCGCAAAAGCTCACTGAGATCGAAGAAAAACAGGGTAAGAAAAAAGCGGCTCATTGGCTTAAAAGCTCGTTTGGCCGCTTTGTTCTTCCTCGTGTAGATGCCGTTAACCAGCAGTATCAGCCTGACGGCGAAATGCCCCCTGCGCTCATTGAGTTCCGCAGTGATTTTTACCGTATTCCTTGGGCGGGAAAGCGAGAGCTGAAAAAACTCTCATATCTGCTGGCCGATAAATTAACTAACGAGCTGATAAATGAAACCAACCTGCAAATGGAAAAACACGGTGATGCCGAATTTTCTATTTTGTCCGGTTACGGTCGTGCGGCCTGGCTGATCTCTCATTTGAAAATGACTGCGCCAGGCTGGCAGCGTTACTGCGCCGAAGAGCTTACCGCAGAAGAGGCATTATCAGCCGCCGCGCGTATTGAATCATCATCATGGTGGATGCGCCGCCTGCGCAAGTTACATGACCAGTGGCGTGAGCATTTGATGATCGCGTCAGGTTATGTGCATAAGAAAGCGGCACCATATTGCAGTGGGCAGGTGCTCAACGAGTGGGTAGCCCAAAAACGCGCGAATCGTGAATTCCTGAATGCCATGGAGTTGGAGGATCAGGCAACGGGGGATCGTACATCACTGGCTGATAAGGTAGACGGTAGCGTTGCTAATCCTGCTGTACGTCGCGCTGAGCTGATGGTCAGAATGCGCGGCTTTGAGGATTTGGCAAAAGCTCAGGGCATGGTTGGTGATTTCTACACGCTGACTGCACCCTCCAGATATCACGCAATGCAGGTAAGCGGTAAGCGCAATAATAAATATCAGTCTGCTAATCCGCGCGAAACCCAGCGTTATCTATGCAAAGTATGGTCAAAGGTTCGCGCTGCATGGGCTCGTAAAGGTATTCGCACTTTTGGCTTTAGGGTTACTGAGCCTCATCACGATGCTACGCCTCACTGGCACCTGCTGCTGTTTTTCATGCCCGAACATATTGAGCAGGCTCGCGCCATTTTCCGTAAATATGCACTTAAGGTTGATGGTCACGAAAAAGGGGCGGCAGAAGCACGTTTTAAAGTTAAGCCTATGGACGAAGAGTTTGGTTCTGCAACTGGATACATCGCTAAATACATCTCCAAAAATATCGATGGCTATGCACTTGATGGTGAAAAGGATGACGAAACCGGCGAAGAGTTGAAGGATATGGCGAAGCGCGTGTGTGCCTGGGCGTCGCGCTGGCGTATCCGCCAATTTCAGCAGATCGGCGGTGCTCCGGTGACAGTTTATCGTGAGCTTGGCCGTTTGCGTGATCGCGATCTTGTTCTGCATCCGGAGATAAAACCTGCTCAGGAAGCTGCGGGCGGATATGACTGGTTTGGATATACGCAGGCGCAGGGTGGGCCATTAGTTCCGCGTGATCTCCTTCGCGTGCGTCTCAGCTATGAAATGACAGAAAATGGTAATGACTATGGAGACACCGTCAGCCGTATCAGCGGCGTTTACTCTCCGTTTTCTCTTAATTCAACCATTTACACCCGCACCACTGATTACAAAATAGTGCCCAAACAAAAGACCGACTCGGATGAGGCTTTTGACATTTCAGGCGGCATCGCCGCCCCTCGGAGTTCTGTCAATAACTGTACGCGGGAGCCGTTACAGGAAGAAAAATCGCCTATTTCAAGGGTGGTTTTTCAAGATCAGGTGGGCACGAATGAGTTGGTTAATGCGCCAGTAAGTGACGTGGTGGCTATAAACTTTGAGACACTGAGCCGCAAAGATCGGAGAGAAATAAATCGCAGGCTGACAGCACAGGTTCGAGATGAAAAAAATGATGATAGAGAACGCCGCGCCACACCTTTAGGCTTGGTAGAGGTTGATCCGAAGGTTCGGCAACTAGGGGATTTTGCCAAATCAGTTGGGTTGGATTTGAGTAATGGGCAGTTGCATGTTCTGCTATCCGGGGGAGAAATGCGGATTGATGGAAAAATTGTCTCTGCCACTCATAACTGTGAATTAAGATGCAGAGAAGATGATAGTGATGGTAGTAAAGCCAATGGTTTATGGAGCCATATGAAATCTGTGCACAATATTGATAGTGCCAGTATTAGGCATGACCCTGTCGGAAATTATGCGAAGATGCTTCAGCAGGTTGACCCATCTGCATGGGAAAGGCTATTCGGTGAAGGTATGCAGAGGTAAGAGCATGTTTGACAAAGAGCGCAGAGAGCAGCAATCAGATTACTTTATAAGCAATAAAATTAAACGTTGTCGGCAATGTGGCAATGAGTTGGATTACATGGAGAAATTTCACTTTTCAGACCGGGTGTGCTGCAAGTGTAAGGGCGTTGAATCGCTGATTCCAAGTGAGAGGGAGCCATCTCAGAATCATATTGATAAGACAGATGAATTCGCGGGCCAGCGGCAATCGGAACGCTATGCGGAGTGGCTTAGGTTGACGAAGCTGGCCGAGGACAAATGGCATTCAGAAAATCAATCTGAAGCCTCTGCGGTGTCCCAGTCTAAGCCTGTTGAGTCGAATTTAGAGGGCGTGCCATCTGAGCGTATTTATGAGCTTATTGAGCAGTACGACAATGGTGAGCATGTGGCTATTAGCCAGGAAGAGTTAGTGTCACTTTTTTGGGAGGTTTTACAGCAAAGAAAATCATCTGAATGATCTCATTCCTAATCTCCGCTTTAACTCTAAAATGACTGTTTCTATGTACAGTTTTGGCGTGATTAAAATTTTCATAAAGTGAAACCGCTCCACGCAGCGCCGATTAGCGAGCAACGCGAGTCTGTCGGGCGAGTAAGCGGAAGAGAACGGCGGATGAATGCTAGTGCGGATGGCGCTAATCTTTGAGGATTATTCCTAAATGGGTTCGCTTAGAATGCGGTAAGGTTGAACGTTTTCAATTTCCCCGCTATACCGTAGCTGAGTCCAACCCGCCCCCCCGGCGACATTCCGATGAAAATCTACGATACGAATTACGGGCCTGATACTTTCGGGCGCATACGTATGGGTCTGATTACCGAGATGTTCCTGAATTTTGAAGGTTACATGATGCCAGAAACTGGCGATCATCTACGTATTAGTTGTACTTTCAAAGGAGTTACACAAGATGTGTACACAGTTTGCATCAATAAAGTATCTGAGTGTTGTGATGAGCCAGAAACTGTTTTGATTCAAATAGCCCCTCTCTCCCCCGGTGATGGAATGCCTAGCCTCAGCCAACGATCATCTGAAAAGAAATCGAATACATATAGATATCATTGAGTTAACATCCGGTTATTGTTGTTCTTCCATGCTAATTGTTATTGTTGTAGTGTATTAGGATTAATCCTAATACGCTGCTTTTATAATTTGTTTGGTGGGTTTATGGAAGAGACAATCCAAAATATACTTAATTTAAAAGATAATGTTCAAAGTTATTTAATTAAATGTGGTTTCGATTTAGATAAAGAAGCATCTTCATATAGTATTAAAATGGCACTGCAAGAGACGCAAGTGTTATTGAAGTCAACATTTCTGTCTTTTAATCGTCGGAGTTTTGTACTTACTTCATTTTTTACAGAGAGTGAAATTGATAGCATTGCTCTAGCTTTAAACAATATTGAGGATTTGTATCAAAAGACACTCAGTATTTTGAGTGATGAGGATAACAGCGATGTTTGGGTCAAAGAGGATTTACAGGTTTCATCTGTATTTAGTTATCCTAATCAAACAATCAATGTCCGTGAAAAGCAAATGAGACCTTACGTTGATTTGCCTTTGCAGGAAGTTCCTGATCAGTTGGATTTTCTAAAGCCACTATTCCGCCCGTTTGCTTATAAGGGGTCCGAAGCTCGTGGGGATGCCTATAAAAAATTAAATGAAAACCTGCATTATATTGAGAGGTTGCAATCTGACTTTATCAGCAACTTAGACGAGTCAAAAAAATTCAAAAACTCAATTGAGGTCTTGAAAGAAGCTGCTGGTAACATACTGGGTGAAATCACTACATTGAAAACTGAGGTTGATAAGCAGAAAGCAACCATACAAGAAGATACTAATGTCGTGAATGAGGAGCTCAGCAAGCTGCAAGAAAAAATTGATGATTGGGAAGAACGCATTCAGCATATGCACATCATGGAAAGCCAAGCGACTATAGCTGTGAACAAAGCTGAAGCCGAAGCCAGTGATGCTGAATTGAGCAGAAAGCAATTGGATAGACTTCTGAAAATATCAGAAGCAAATAATAAAGAAGCATCTGAAGCTAAGGAGTTTCTTGATTCAAAACTTACCGAGGCTAATGCACTTATAAATCAGGCTAATACTGTTTTAAACCTCTCCGGGACTGTTTCGTTGGGCAAGTTTTATGATGATCAGTACAATTCATCAAAGGGCTCTGTAAAGGGGTGGCTATTCTCATGTGGTGTATTATTACTGGCTGCGGTAGTTGTATGCATGTGGGCGTTAATAGGTTATGACTCAAGCGGGGAGATGATTTATATTTTCTCTAGACTTAGCGTAGTTCCTCTTCTGCTGGGTGGTTTATGGTTTTGTGCGACACAGTATATTAAGCAAAAGCATATTATTGAGGATTACGCCTATAAAAGAGTGTTGGCGTTATCGATGGTGAGTTTCAGGAATGAAATAAAAAATAGCTCTCCTAATGGCGTTGATTCTTTTGTTTCTGCTGTTCTTCAGGAATTGCACAAGCCGCCATTGGATTCACTTGAGCGCAAAAATCTAAATGAGGAGGTAAAACTTCTCAAGGGTGTCCAGACAGAGATGCTTAAAGAAATGCTTGAAGCAATGAAAACAAGCGTAAAAACTAAAGCAAATCCTGAAGCTGATAAACCCAATCCTTGACGGATTGTTGGGTGATAAAATCACTGCAATAAAATGAATTTATTTGAACAATAATTTGTCGTTAGAAAATACCGCTCTAGGCCAGCACTGGCGCGGTTTCCGGTTCACTGCAAAAGTGCAAAAAAAGGCACTATTTTTGTGCGCGGGCGAGGCGGGGGAGCAGTCGCGCTCTTCTGGGGGTAGGTATGCCCCTTTAATTCGCTGAAAATGGGCGCAAAAATGCCGCGCCCTGGAGCGTTCAGGCGTGCGGCCTAGCGTTACGGGGGAAAAGCAGAGAGCCCCGCAGCGTGGCGCTGAGGGGCTCTGGTGAGAAGGGGTGTGATCGGCGGTGTAGGGATCGGGCGTTAGTCGCCGGCTTTCTCTTCAGCCAGGGTATATGGGTTGAACTGGAACACCTCAACGCCTAACCAGTCGTTGACTGCCTTCAGCGATTCCATGATCGGGTAGAGTTCGTTGATCGCAAACACCCTGGCAGCCTTCACAATGTCACCGAGGCCGCTGGTATTGTTGGGCATGACGCCCATCAGCTGAGGCGGTACGCGGTGGATGGCCAGCATGTCATCACGCGTGGCGTCTTTGATGCCTGTGAACTCATCTTTTGCCGCTATCTGACTGAACGGCAGGATTTGTAAGCCGTCCTTCTTACCGCCTGCGGCATACACAAACAGGTTTTTAAACGCGCCGCCACCGCGCGCATCTTTCAGTGATCGCTTCAGCTTTTCCACGTCTGCAGAATTTGCCACGGGATCGGTGAGGTAAACGATAACCCCGGCGTGACTGCCGTTGATGTAGTAATTACGGCGGAACAGCGTGGCCTCACCGTTCAACATGATGGACTGGAGTGCGGACATGTATTCTGGCGCGCCGTAAATCTCTTGGTGGATGCTGGCGTTTCGCAGGTGGAACACCTTGCCGGGCTCAAAAGCGTAATCCTCCTGGTAGTAAGTCACAAACCAGTACTGATCGAGGTCTACGCCACGGCGCGTGTATTTCGCCAGCGAGTGCTTAAGCTTCAGCGGTTCACCTAGGCGGTTATCGCGCCGCTCAAGATAGGCATCACCAAACACCAGGTAATCCATCACGAATGCGCTGGCATCCTGACGTGAAAGCATCGGGTGCGGTTTAAAGCATGACATGATCACATTGCGTTTAAAGACCAGTGGCGACTCATGGTGCACTGCGCCGGCCAGTAGTCGGGCAAGTCCGTAGGTACTGATCGGCGGTTCATACCAGCGACCATTGTTGGCGCACTCCATACAGTCTTGCAGGTCACGCTGATCCATGATGGCAGTGGGCTCACCAAAGCTGAACGATTCCAGCCCCTCAACCGGTTCGACCATCTTTGCGGCAGACTGGCTGTTTGCTGGCATGGCGGGTTTACTGAACGTCTTTTTATTCCTGCGGCTCATGGTCAAAATTCCTCAACAAAGCTTTCTGTGCCGCTGCCGGCATCATTGCCCAGCGGTTCATTCATAAGTGCGTGCATCGTTGCCCAGGCTAAGTCACCGTGGCTGCTGCCGCGTGTACGGTCTGATGCGTAAGAGGTCTGGCCGCTCTGCGTGACGAATTTACGGATGGTCATAAAGCTGCTGACGATATCCATCATGCCGGCGTCGTATTCGAAGCGGCCGGCGCGAATCACCATCTGCGCCTTGAGTACCAGCTGGCGTTTAACCGCAGGGGTGTAAAGGTGCATTTGCGCTGCCGGGAAGAATTTCAGCACCAGTTGATGCACTGCCGCGCCTATGCCGGTGCCGTCGATGTCGATGTGCTGCACGTTGTACATGCGGGTGAGGCGCTCAATAAATTTCGCCTGCTCTTCAAATTCCATGCCGCGCAGCTGGTGACGTTCAATGACGCGGAATTTGCCGCCGGGCACCAGTGGTGGCGAGAGCACGACGAGGCCGGCGCTGTCGCCTTTATCACTGCTGCCGTTGGGATCGTACCCAATCCAGACCGGGCGGCTGGCGAGTGGGCGCGGGGCGTAAGGGTTCCAGTCCGGCCAGATTCCGCTGTAACCATCTACGCCACAGCCAATCAGGGCGTTGTAGTTAAACGCGCGTTCGCCGGCCACGACGAATTTACACATGTAGAGGTTGTCGAAATCCTCATCGCTGTTTTCGCTGCGGATCTCTTCCAGGTCGATGAGCGGGAAGCCCTGATCGATAACGTCCTGCACGGTGACAATCTGACGCCAGATGTAGTCACCGCACAGTACGCCGTTCTTCAGCGCCTTGTGTGACAGGTCTATCTGCGCCTGCTTGCTCTTCGGTTTGCCCTTGTTGTACAGGTCGCCGTTCCAGAATTTATAGGCTTCGTGCTCTTCTCCTGACGGGGTGGAAAAATAGGTGCGGCGCAGGCCTACCTGCGTTGCCATACCGGCGGCGACTTTACGCAGGTTCAGGAAGTTAGCGACCCAGAACGCCTCATCGAAATACAGGTCACCCGTGTATGACTGCGCGGTTGCCGCAGAGGTGCCGAGAAAATAAAGCGTTGCGCCGTTTGAGAGAATGATCGCATCGCCGCCCTTCAGCTCAACGCCGATGCTGCGTGCCAGAAAAATAATGAATTTCTTGAACTGGAACGCCTGCGCACGTGATGCAGACAGGAATATCTGGTTAGTGCCAGTTTCCAGCGCACGCAATAGCGCTTCGCGGGCAAAGTACCAGCTTGCGCCAATCTGGCGGCTTTTCAGAATGAAACGGTTACGCAGGTTGCGCTGTTTGTACCAGCGTTTCTGATGCTCAAACAGCGACTCCAGCACCAGTGTGCGCAGCTCTGTGATCTGCTCCGCCGTGAAATGGTTCTTCGGCGTCTTCTTCTTCTGCTCTTTGTCCTGCTCTTTCCTTTCATCCCTTGCGAGACGTGCCAGCTGTCGCCCGAGCAGGTCAATCGTCTTGAAGTCGTGGGCAGATAAATCCTCTTTCTCAATCAGCCGCAGATAGCGGACATCGGTGCGCTCAAGCGCCCGCTGGATGGGCGTTGATTTGTCCCATTCGTCGCGGCGGCGCCAGGAATAAAGCGTGTTCGCCTTCACCCCGAGTCGCTGGGCGATTTGCGGGATGCTGTATGCCTGCCAGTAGAGGGCTTTGGCTTCTGTGCGGGGATCGAGTGCTGTTTTCATGGGTACAGGCTATCGCGCCCGCGCGAGGTGGAATATCGCCGGCTGTTGTCACAGGCACCTCACAATTCCCTTATGTGGCGCGGCTTAGCCCGGTTTCGGAAGATAGGGGCACAGGGTGAAAGCACCTTAATCAACCGGAGCAAATAGAATGCCGAAGTCGAAATTATTCCGCGTGGCCGTCGAGGGTGCGACCTGCGACGGCCGCCAGTTGGAGCGCCAGCATATTCAGGAAATCGCAGACAGCTATAACCCGCAGGTCTACGGTGCGCGAATCAATCTGGAGCACCTGAAGAGCCTCAGCCCTGAAAGCACTTTCCGCATTTACGGTGATGTCGATAGCGTGCAGGCCATCGAAATCAAAGAGGGACCGCTCGCCGGTAAGCTCGGCCTGTATGCATTGATTGATGGGACTGATGATCTGGTCACCCTCAACAAGTCACGTCAGAAGGTCTACAGCAGCATTGAGTTTGACCCGAATTTTGCCAAAACCGGCAAAGCCTACCTGATGGGGTTGGCCTTCACTGACAGCCCGGCAAGCCTGGGCACTGAAATGCTTCAGTTCTCCTCAAAGGCTGCGGTTAACCCGCTGGCTCACCGTAAAACCAACGAAAACTGCTTCTTTAGTGAAGCGTTTGAGACCGCGATTGAGTTTGAGGTGGAAGAGTCTCAGGCAGACGGCGGTAAGAAGTTTTTCTCCAAAATCAAAGACCTTATCACCGGTGGTGAGCGCCGTTTCTCGGCAGAAGCTGGCGTGATCCGCGAAGCGGTGGAGATTGTCGCTGAGTCACAGGGGCAGGTGCTGGACCGCGTCGAAGCGCTGAGCCAGCAGCAGAACGGCATGGCAAAGGCGGCAGACGTCGAGAAGCTCACCAGTGAGCTGGCCGAGCTGAAAACGAAGCTGGCGTCACAGGATGGCGGATTCAGCCAGCGTCCTCAGTCTTCAGGCAGCAACGGCGTAGATAAAACGCAGCTGGCTGACTGCTAATCCGGCAGCTACGTAAACCCGAATAAACCGATTAAGGAATAGTGAGATGAAATTAGAAACCCGCAAGCTGTGGGATGGCTACAGCCAGCGTCAGGCTGAGCTTAACGGCGTGCCGATTCACCATGTAAACACCCACTTTGCGATTGCGCCGAGCGTGTCTCAGACGCTGGAAGACAAGGTGCAGCAGTCAAGTGAGTTCCTGAAGCAAATTGGTATCTTCCCTGTGACTGAGCAGGAAGGCGAAAAGCTGGGCTTGGGTGTAGGTGGCCCGGTTGCAAGTACCAACGCCAGCAGCACCACGCGACGTGATCCGCGTTCAGTACATACGCTGGACAGCGATAAATTCCGCTGCGAGCAAACCAACTTTGACACCTTCATCACTTATGCGCAGCTGGATATGTGGGCCAAGTTCCCCGACTTCCAGCAACGCATTACCAATCAGCTGGTTAACCGCCGTGCGCTGGATCGCATCATGGTCGGCTTCAACGGTATCAGTCATGCTGATAAGTCAGACCTGACGGCTAACCCGCTGTTGCAGGATGTGAACATCGGCTGGCTTCAGAAATACCGCGCGAATGCGCCGCAGCGTGTTATGTCAGGCGTCACGCTGACCAGCCGCGATGAATCAAACAAAATTACCGCAAAAGGTGACTACAGCAACCTTGATGCGCTGGTCTATGACGCAACTAGCTCGCTGCTCGACGAGTGGTACAAGACATCGCCTGATCTGGTGGTGATCACAGGTCGCAATATCATGACCGCACGTGAGTACCCACTGATTAACGGCATCAGCGACAACAACCCGAACAGTGAATCACTGGCCGGTCAGCTGATTGTGTCGCGTAAGTCGATTAACAACCTGCCAACCCTGATCGCGCCGTTCTTCCCTGAACACGCGATGCTCGTGACCTCGCTGCGTAACCTGTCGATTTACTGGCAGGAAGGTAAGCAGCGCCGGATGTTGAAAGAAGAGCCAGAGTTCAACCGTATTTCGACCTATGAGTCATCGAACGATGCCTACGTAATCGAAGACTACGGCTTTGGCTGCCTGATCGAAAACATCACCTGGGCAGAAGCTGCCGCAGGTGGCGCGTAAATCATTTTGAGCCGCCGGTCAAGCCCCGGTGGACTGGGGGTAACATGCTGACACCTGCACGCCGCCATTTTGAATCGGTAATGGCGCAGAATCGCGGCACTGCCGCAAACACGATGGCAGACCTGACGGCCTATGAGCAGATGCTGCATCGCCTGCGCATCGATAAAAATCGTTTTCGTGGCATCCAGAACAACAAACTCAAGGCGGACACCAAGGCCGAAGCCCTGCCGAACTATCAGGGCTGGGTAGATGGCGTGCTGGCATCTGACAGCGGTCAGGCCGATGAGGTGCTGACCACGGTCATGCTCTGGCACGTTGATGCCGGCAGTATCGCAGAGGCGCTGCGCATTGGTGAATACGTTATCCGTCATCACCTGTCTATGGGCGACAACTTCCAGCGAACGGCGGCTGTGGTGCTGATGGATGAAATTTGTGATCCGGTGCTCGCCCACTTCAAAGCCAGCCAGTCAGATGTGCCGGTCAGTGTGGATTTGCTGAAGGCGCTGGACGGCCTGACGGCGAATGAAGATGTGCCTGAAGCGGTTCGCGCGAAGCTCTGGAAGTGCATCGGCTACACCTTGCGCACCAACCCGGAAACGCTGGATGAGGCGCTGGAATATCTGCGCAAAGCCATTGCGGAGTTCAGCGAGATCGGCGTGAAGCGCGACATTGAAATTCTTGATCGCCTGGTGAAAAAGGCTGCGTCGAACGTGCCTGAAACCACTGAAGAGATTAACGGCGGTGGCGACAGTGGCGCAGATATTCCGCGCTCTGCTGTAACCGCCATGACGGTGGTTGACGGTGAGTCAGTGCCGCTCGCCGGTGGCCCGGTGGTGCTCAGCTCTGAATCAGGCAACGCACCGGCAGAAGTGACCGTGCTCGATGTGGATGCCGGTGAAAAGCCAGCGCCGGCAGCCAAAGCCCCGGTTAAGCGTGGCCGTCCTGCAGGAAAAACAACAGCCGCGGGTAAAACAAAAACCAGCGCAGCTGCGGCAAAGAAAACGTCCGGTGCTTCAAAAGCCAGGTCAGGAGCGGCAAAAGCCGGCAAGCCGCAGTAAACGAATGTGCCCCCGCGCACCGGGCGGCACGGTTGAGGTGAGCTGCACAGCAGTATCAGTTCAGCCGTCCACCGCCCGAACTTTGAGAGAAGAGCCATGAGCTTCGTAGCCCGTAAAGACATCAACCCGATTGAGAGTGACGCACCGGATATCAATGACGGGGGCGTAACGGTTAAAGCCGGCGCTTTCTGGCCTGAAATCAGCCTGGCAAATCTGCGCCAGTCGATGCGCCTCAACGGTCTGGTGACAACGGACAGGCTTCAGCACAACACCCGTGAAGCGGTACGCAGCGTCACACATCAGCTGGCTGACTGGAAGGCCGGGCAGGAAGCGGGCGGCTTCACTGCACTGGCCCGCGTGCCGGCAGACGAGATAGACGGGCAGTCGGAGCTGGTCTACTGCTATCAGCGCGCCGTGTACTGTACGGCCAAAGCGCTGCTGACTGAAGGGTATCGCGACGTTGACACGACAGGGCAGGGAGAGAAACACGCGGCGGCGCTGACCTCCCAGATTGATACGCTCTGGCGCGATGCGAACTGGGCAATTCGCGATATTCAGGGCAGCGGGCGCGGACTGGCGGAGCTTGTCTGATGCAGGTGCGGGCGCTACAGGGCGATACGCTGGATTTGGTCTGTCAGCGCTATTACGGCCGCACTCGCGATATCACAGAGGCGGTACTGGATGCCAATCCGGGTCTGTGCGAATCAGGGCCTTTTCTCTCTGCGGGGCAGGAAATCTATCTGCCGGATATAGATCCGGCGCCACAGGCGGAGACAGTGCAGCTATGGGACTGACCATGGACCGGCTTGTGTCGTTTCTTTCCTACCTTCCCTCGGCGTTTCTGACGTCGCTGGGGCTGCTGTCTCTGACGCAGTGGGCAACGCTGATCGGTGTGGTGCTGGGCATCCTGACTTATCTGCTTAACCGCCGTCATAAACAGCGCATTGAGGCCGAGGAGCAGAAGCGTACAGCCATTTTCAAAGAGATGGCCGAGCGTGCGACACAGCACGATCTGCCGGAAGTGGCCTGCGCGATGCAGGAAATCGCAATGCAGGAAACGAGGCGCAAAGTCGTATGAGCATTAAACGTAAGGCTGTGACCTGCGCCGTGACGGTGATCATCGGTCTCATGGGCGTGAAGTATGCCGGTGAAATCCGTACCAGTGAAAAAGGGCTGGCGCTGATTGGCAATGCCGAGTCATGCCGGCGCGATCCCTACGTCTGCCCGGCAGGCAAGCTGACCGCAGGCATTGGCTCAACCACATCAATCAATCTGCATCACTTTTACAGCGACGATGAGATTGCGCTGATGTGGGCGGAAGACGTTAAGACGGCGGAACGCTGCGTAAACCGAAATTTTAACGGGCGCGAGATGAATCAGAACCAGTTCGATGCCATGACTTCAGCAGCATTCAACATGGGGTGCCTGAATCTCATCTGGTACACGGACAGGGTAAACGGGCAACGGCTGAAAACCACGCTATGGCGCAATGCGCAAACCCGTCAGTGGAGTGCCATGTGCGGACGCCTGCGAGACTTTGTAAACGCCGGCGGCGTAAAGCTGGCAGGTCTTGTGAAGCGCCGCGATGCCGAGGCAAAGCTTTGCCTGACGCCGGAGGGATTATGAATCAGCTGAAGTTAAGCCCGGTTGTGATCCTGCTGATAGTGACCGTGCTGGCCATCGCGGTTGCCGGATGGGGATTTCTGAGCAGCCGTAACGCCAGAACCGAACTTAGCCAGGCACAGAAAGAGATTGAAAGCGCGGCGGCCGTCATTGGAAACGTGCAGCGCACCATGACCATTTTTAATCAGATTTCAGCGGAGCGGGCCCATGAAAAAGAATCAGATCGTCAGCAGGGTGAGCATGACCGCGCCGCGCTGCGTGAGGCCATTGCGGGTGATCGCTGCGCTGCTGAGCCTGTGCCTGCTGATGCTGAGCGCCGGCTGCGTGAAAAAGCAGATCGTATACGTGCCCGCGCAGTGTCCCCGTCTGCCGGCGGAGCTGTTGCAGGCAACGGCGGTGCCTGAGCCACGCATGGCGGGCTCACGACTGTCATGGGGTGAATCGCTGGAGTGGAATGACGCGCTGCTTGATGCGCTGGATAGCGCCAACAAAGACAAAGCCTCGCTGCTGAAAGCCGACGGCATCAGGGCAGGAGACTGACATGCTGAAAGCGGATTTACTCAGGGCGCTCATCGTAGCGCATCAGCCGTGGTTCAGGGATAACCCTGACCGGCTCGAAGTTTACGCGACCAGCGGTAAGGTAAACGCAGGCGGCACAGCGTCAGCATCATACCGCTATGAATATGAATTGAACGTACTGGCAATGGATTATCCCTATGACCTCGACAGCCTGACGCTACCGGTGCTGGCATGGGCGCGCCGGCATCAGCCTGCGCTGCTGCTGAATCCGGATCTGCGGGGTGAAGGGATACGTTTTGAAGCTGAAATTCTGGATAACGACACGGCGGACGTGCTTTACACCATTAAGGCCAGTGAAATGGTGATTGTCACCTTCGGCACTGACGGTAAGCCGGTAGCTAAGCACCGCGACGAGCCGGTAAATGGCGATGTGTTCCCGCCGGGCGATCAGTGGTCACTGCTGGCGAACGATGAAACGGAGGGCAGTTTAAATGGCTGATGTGCTGCTGTTCCATGAACTCGATGCCATTATCCGTGACGTGCTGGGGGTGACCAAACCTACCACGCGCCGCAGTATGGCCCGCCGCATTGCAGGTGATATCCGCCGCAGTCAGCAGAAGCGTATAAGCAGGCAAAAAAACCCTGACGGCTCTGCGTATAAAGCGCGTCGTAAAAAGAAAATCGGCACACAGGGCGGCATCCGTTTTATTTACAAAGGTGAGACCCGCAGCCTGCGGAACTGGCGGCACAGTAAAGGGCGCTATAGTGATCGCATGATCACCGGATTCGATGAGGAGCGGGGCGCAATACGTTCTTTTCTGCGTGATGACATTGAGCACTATCTCAGCATTGATCTGCGCCGCAGTGAAAAAACCAAGACCCGGCCTGATCCGATGTTCCGCCGGTTGCGTCAGGCGCGATTCCTCAAAGCGAATGCTTATCAGGATGCGGCTGTCGTGGGCTTTTCTGGCCGAGCTGCAGCAATTGCCCGCGTGCACCAGGACGGGCTAAGCGACAAAGTTTCACATAACGCTACCGCGCGCTATCCGCAGCGTCAGCTGCTGGGGCTGACTGAAACGGATCTGGATGCGGTGGCAAATGCCATCACTGATGCGCTTAAGGGGGCAAGGTGAATGATTTAACACTGGCTGAGCTTAACCGCCTGCTGATGAGCATGATCCGCGTCGGCATCGTAACGGAGGTGGATTTGCTCATGACCGTGGCGCGCGTGCAGACAGGCGGGCTTCAGACTGACTGGATCCGCTGGGGTGCTGACCGCGCCGGCGATGCCGTTACGTGGTGGGCGCCATCCGTTGGAGAGCAGGTCGTGATTCTGGCTCCCGGTGGCGCGCTGGAAAACGCCTTCATTGCGTTCAGCCTCTACAGCGATTACGCGCTGCCGCCGGATAACGGCAAAAAAACAAATGTGACGCGCTACCCGGACGGGGCGATGAAAAGTTATGACCCGGCAGCCGGGCTTCTGAGTCTGCTGGCGATGAAAGCCGGCCTGATTGATATGAGTGGAACGCTGACGCTGAACGTTGGCCGTCTTGTAATCAATGCCGGCAAAACAATCATAAACGGCGAAGTGGTTCAGGGCGGCGGCCAGATGAGCTCAAACGGTGTGATTGCAGACGCGCACGTGCACGACAAGGTTAAGTCTGGCGGCGATATGTCAGGGGGGCCGCAGTGAGTACCGGCTGGAAGGGAATGAACAGCGCTGACGGCGCTGTACTGGATGATGAGGCCCATCTGCACCAGTCAGTGAACAACATTCTGCTGACGCCGGCAGGCTCGCGGGTGATGCGTCGCGATTACGGCTCGGCCATCTTCTCGCTGATTGACCAGCCTGACAATGCAGTGACACGCCTGAAGCTGATGTCAGCAGCCTGCATTGCACTCTGGCGCTGGGAACCACGGCTGACGCCGGTAGCTGTGACGGTGGAAACGACGGCACAGGGGGCGGTACAGATGATGGTCAAATCCCGCCGCAGCGATAGGTCCTCAACCATTACAACCGATATCACTCTGAAGGAAGGCCAATGAGCGGAGTCATCGACTTATCACAGCTGCCGGTGCCGCAGGTTGTCGAGGTGCCGGACTATGAGGCATTACTTGCTGCGCGAAAAGCCTACTACGTTTCGCTTTTCCCGGCATCGCAGCAAGCGGCCATTGCGCGCACGCTTGAGCTGGAGTCTGAGCCGGCGCTAATGCTGTTGCAGGAGGGATGCTATCGCGAAATCCTGCTGTGCCAGCGCATCAACGAGGCGGCGGTAGCCGGCATGGTGGCATTTTCTACCGGCACGGATCTGGACAATCTGGCTGCTAACAACAACGTCACCCGCCTGACCATTACGCCGGCAGACACCTCTGCGGTGCCGCCGCTGGATGCTGTGATGGAAGATGACAGTGATCTGAGGCTGCGCGTGCCGGCAGCCTTTGAAGGGCTGTCAGTTGCCGGGCCAACCGCCGCCTATGAATCCCACGCGCGCAGCGTGGATGGCCGCGTGCTCGACGTTTCGGCGACGAGCCCAAGCCCGGCGGTAGTTGTGCTGACGGTGCTGGCGCGGGAAGGCGACGGCACGCCGCCGGCGGATTTGCTGAATGCAGTGAATGTTGCGCTCAACGGTGAATCTGTTCGCCCCGTGGCTGATCGTTTGTCCGTGCAGCCGGCAGTTATCAGCAGTTATCAGGTTAAAGCAACGCTGCATCTGTATGACAACGTGGCGGGCGCGCCCTGTCTGGCGGCCGCGAGTAAAGCGATGGCGGCTTACATTGCTGAACAGCGAAAGCTGGGCCGTAGCGTGCGCCGCGATTCTTACAGCGCCGTGCTGCGCGTGGCCGGGGTGGACTGGGTAGAACTTCATGAGCCCGCAGCGGATATGATTTTTGACCGCACGCAGGCGGGATACTGCACGGCGGTATCGGTTGAGGTGGCGAGCGATGAGGTGCTTGCATGACGATAAAAAAAAGCCTTCTGCCGCCATCTGCCACAGATACAGAAATCCGTCTGGCTGAAGCGCGTAGCAGATTAAGCACGCTGAACGTGCCGCTGCGAGATATCTGGAATCCTCACACATGCCACGTCTCATTATTGCCCTATCTGGCGTGGTCAAGATCCGTTGATCGCTGGGATGAGAACTGGACGGAGGCGGTAAAGCGTCAGGTAGTTATCGATGCGTTTTACATCCATCGTCGCAAGGGAACCATCAGCGCGATCCGGCGTGTGGTCGAACCGTTCGGATTTCTCATCCGCGTCCTTGAATGGTGGCAGACCGATGAAGAGCCTGGCACGTTTCGCCTCGATATCGGTGTGCAGGAACAGGGCATCACGGAGGAAACCTATCAGGAACTGGAGCGCCTCATCAGCGATGCAAAACCTTGCAGCCGCCACCTGCTGGGGATGTCAATTAATCTGCAAAGCGCAGGGCAACTCTTCTTCGGGGCGGCGAGCTATGACGGTGACGACCTGACGGTATATCCGTACACCCCCGATATTATTTCCGTCAGCGGCACTGCTTATGCAGGCGCGGCGGTTCACGTTATCGACACGCTGGAAGTAAGAACATGACCAAATTTTATGCAATCGTGACGAATCTGGGCGCAGCCAAAATTGCTAACGCCGTTTCCCTCGGTACTAAGCTGAATATCACCCATATGGCCGTGGGCGATGGCGGGGGTGTATCGCCCACGCCCAATGCCGGCCAGACAAAGCTGGTTAATGAAGTCCGGCGCGCGGCGCTTAATTCGCTTACGGTTGATGCAGCCAACAGCAGCCAGATTATTGCCGAGCAGATTATCCCGGAAACCGAGGGCGGCTTCTGGATCCGTGAAATGGGACTGTTTGACGGGGATGGCACGCTGATTGCGGTCTGCAACACCGCTGACACTTACAAGCCGCTATTGCAGGAGGGCAGTGGCCGCACGCAGCGCCTTCGGATGATCATCGTCGTCAGCAGTACCGATGCGATTACGCTGAAAATTGATCCGTCTGTAGTATTGGCAACGCGTCAGTATACGGATGAGAAGGTGCTGGAAGTGCGCCAGTACGCTGACAATTTGCTGTCAGGGCACCTGAAAGCCTCTGACCCACACATGCAATATGCACCGAAAGCCAGTCCTACTCTAACAGGACTTCCCAAAGCGCCTACGGCGGCGGCCGGGAACAGTTCGACTCAGATTGCGACAACAGAATTTGTTGCCGCCGCGCTTGCCTCACTGGCGGGCGGTGCGCCCGCAGCGCTGGACACCCTCAAAGAGCTGGCTGACGCATTGGGCGGGGATGCGAATTTCTCCACAACCGTACTCAATAAACTGGCCGGGAAGATGGACATCGCGAAAAACGGTACCGATATTGCGGACGTATCGGCATTTCTTAAAAGTCTGGGGCTGGGCGATGGTTCGGCTTTGCCTGTTGGAATTCCTGTGCCGTGGCCGTCAGCAACTCCACCAACTGGCTGGCTTAAATGCAACGGTGCAGCATTCGGCGCAGCAGATTACCCCCAACTTGCCAAGCTTTTCACAACTCTGAAATTGCCAGATTTACGAGGTGAGTTTATTCGTGGCTGGGATGACGGGCGCGGGGTTGACTCAGGCCGTTCTCTCCTATCTTCTCAGGAGGCAACGGGGGTAGCCGTCACACTCGGAGGGTTCAGTGGTTATAACGGAATTGATATTGAGGATTTTGAGGTCGGTAAGTCGCACCCCAGCTATGCAGTTTATACCGCTCAGACCACTCAATCATCGCTTGGAACAACTTATCGCAAGGTGCGGCCTCGCAACATTGCATTTAATTACATCGTGAGGGCAGCATAATGACTTCTGAGAAAAACGTAACGCTTGATGCAGAAGGACTTGCAACCTCTTCCGGCAGCTTTACTGTTTACAACTATGAGCCTGAAACCGGTTTGTACACCGGAAGCAGTCAGGAATATCTGGTGCCGGGTTTGGGCATTCCTGCTCACTCAACCAGTTATGCCCCGCCGGCAAATGTGTCGGGAAAGGTTTGCTTGTTCACAAACGGTCAGTGGAAGCATGTGGCGGATCATCGCGGTGAAACGGTCTACAGCATAGCGACCGGCGAAGCTGTCACGGTCACACTGCCGGGTGAGTACCCAGCAGGGACTACGTTGCTGAAACCCGCAACAGCCTTTGACAAATGGGGCGGTGCAGCATGGGTAACAGATACCGCAGCGCAGCGTCAGGCGGTCATTGACGCCGCGCAGACGGAAAAAAATGCCAGAGTGAGCGAGGCGATCAGCGTAACCCAGGCATGGCAGACGCAGCTGGCGCTGGGCATCATTACTGATGAGGACAGATCGTCTCTTATTGCGTGGATGAAATATCTTCAGGCTGTGCAGGCGGTGGATATATCAACTGCACCAGATATTGACTGGCCCGAGAGGCCGCAGTAATAGGAAGCCCGCAGACAGCGGGCTTTATTTTTTACAAATTTACCAGCGACAGCACATCACTCGTTGTTATGCTCCCTAAACCTTCGCGAATATCCTCGCTCTGCTTTTTCAGCGTAAGCGTAAACTCAATTTTCTGCGCCTTGCCGTCCTGCATGAACTCTGTGCGATTCTCCCGGATACTGGTAATGGCAAACATGCCGTAAATCGTGCCGGTGCCTTCAATCAGGGGCCATGCTTTGCCGCCGTAAGCCATCGTACGAAGCGCGGCCAGTGACACATCACCACCGGTTATTTCAGGATATAGCGTGCCGGTAAGTGTGATCGTATCTTCGCCCGCTCCGATGTACTGCCACCTTGCCGATTTTCCTACCCGGTCGTTTTTGACGTGGCGAAATTCTGTTTGCTGCTCAAGCGACTGATATGGCGCTGTCTGGCGCATGAAAACGAACATGCCGTAAATCATCATCATAGAATCACCTATTCTCTGTCGCGCAGCTGGGAGCGGCGGCGGTTATCACGTTCGCGCAGCAGCCCGTCAAGCTCGCGGCGCACCGCTGAAGCCAGGCTCTTCTCATCCATTTTTGCGCTTTCGTAAAAATTAATTGTCAGGTTAATCATGTCTCCGCCCGCAGCTGCGCTGATGGCGGCTGTCGTCAGGCCGTCCGGGTTTGACCGTCCTGCAGGTTTGATGGGGACGGGCATAGCGGCTGAAAGTGCCCGTGTTGGCCATGTCGCTATGCCGCGCACCATGTCCCCCATGCGCTGGGTAATTCCGGCCATGCTCGATGCGGGATTGCCAACTGTTGGCTCCCGCCAGTCACCCACAACCGGCATTACCGGCGGATGTTCTTTAAAGACAATTTCGCCGAGCTTGTCAGGATCGCGTGCGGCGGCGCTCACATCGCTGGCGCTATCAGCGGCTGACTTTTTCTTTTTGCCGGGGTTGGTACCTTTGAGTGCGTCAAAGCCTGAAGCGCTGGACGATGATGCGGCAGGCGGTGATGCCGGCGGCTTGGGTGGTGCATTCTGAACGGCTGCGGCAACGGTTGTTGCCGGAACAGGGTTCCATGCCTGCGCGACCATCTTTTTCTGCTTATCATCCCAGATGTACATGACCGGCGCTTTCGGCTTAGACGGTGCCGCGGCGTCCATGACGTTTGCGACCTCTTTGGCAGCGTTCGCCGCTTCAGGGATGGCGCCAAGTTTTTTCAGCAGGTAGCCAATACCCTCAGCCACTTTAATGATGACGCTGAGCACGCTGGAAACCGCATTGCCTACAATCACCCCGAATGACTGACCGGCTTCCGTGCACTCCTTCAGGGAGTCAGCAGATGTTTTCACCGGTTCGAAGAGATTTTTAAACCAGTTCCACACGCCAGAAACCGCGTTGCCGATACCTTCAAATACCGGAACCAGCCCTGAAAACGCGGAGCGAACAGGGGCAAGCCCTGTGATTAAGCCGTCAAAGAATCCACTGAAGAAGGCTTTGATCGGTGACCAGTATTTCCAGATAAGCAGTGCTGCTGCTGCAACAGCTGCAACGAGCAGACCGATAGGACTCAGCAGAAAACCAATAATGGATGAAACACCGATGAGCGCATATCTGATTGCCGCGAGGGGGGATGTGGCCACCCACATCAGGGTTGTTCCAATCTTGCTGGCACCGGCAGCAAAGGTGGCAAAGGTGGTTGCGGCCATTGCTGACATCTGTGCCCGCAGCAATGTCAGCGCCTGAAGGGGATTGCGGAAAGCCGATACCAGCGCCTGTCCGGCATTTTCTGCCTGCTCTTTTATGGCATTTAACGCGCCGCCTTTGAATGAATTAAGGATGCCTCCCTCATCATCGTTGTCTCCGCCTTTCAGGGCGCCAAGACCTTCCCTGATCCTCTCAAGCCAGCTGACACCTTCAGCGGCTTCGCTGCCTGAGAACAAACTGATGAAGGATCTAAATGCTTCACCTGCTGAGCTGGATGCCGGGATGATGTTTTTGAACCGCGCCGCCATGCCCGCCAGTGAAGCGAGTGCGCCGCCAAAGCCCCTCCCGCCGCCAAGCAGCGTCATGCCGAGTCGCATGGCACCCAATGGCACAAGCACCGCACCGATGGCCAGCGCCAGCGATCCCATTATGGCAAGCGCTACGCCAATGACGGCGGCAACCTTCAGGAGGGAAGCGACTACCGCCGGATTGGCTTCTGCCCACGCCCGAAAACGCTGTGTTATCTGTGTAACGTATTTAATGACGCTCATGGCGGGGCCGCGCAGCGTTTCGCCCAGGCTGCTGAAGCTGTTATTCATAGCGGCTTTGGCAATCAGATACTGCGCGGACACAGAGTCTTTGTTGATATCTGACTCTCGGCGCATTGAGCCTTTTGAGGCTTCGCCATTGACCAGCTGTAACTGCCGGTAAAGTTCGGGAAGGTTGTTTGCCAGTTTGGCTGCGTCATCACCGAATTCTTTGCCAAAAATCTGCGTCAAAACGGATGTCTGTTTATCAGGGCTGAGTTTCTTCGCAGCCTCGAGCACGGTAATAATGGTGCCCATTGCATCTGTAGGCATCGCCTTCTGGATTTTTTCAGCGCTGAGGCCAAGCGAATTCAGGCCATCGGTAAAGTTCTGGCCCTGTGTGGTGGCAATAGCGAGCTCACGCACCATCGCATTGGTAGCGCTGGCGGCAATTTCTGGCGCAGCGCCTAACGTCAGGAAAGTCGAGCCCAGCGCGGCCGCTTTACGGTAATCGAGCTTGTCTGCAATACCACCTACACGCTGAAGCACGTCGATAATGTCTGCACCCTTGGATTTTGCATTGTCATCCAGGTAGTTAAGTGCATCACCGAGCTGCTCAATATTCTGCGTAGGCACTTTGTACAGGCCGGCGATTTTACCCAGACTTTCAGACAGCTCGCCGGCGGGCAGGTCGAACGAGGTAGCGGCCATTGCTGCAGTATTGGCAAAGCTCATTAAATCGGCTTTTTGCTTTTCCCAGGGATCGTCACCGTTTGACACACCCATGCGTGCGCCCCCGGCGACGAGTGCGGCATAATCCTGCGCGCCATTTTCCATAGGAAGGTTTTCGCTGGCCGCTTTGATGGACTTTTGCAGGTCGTAATACTGTGCTGTGCGGTTGCCACTGGCGTCGCGCAGGTCATTAACCTGCTTGGCGACGTCCTTCATGGCATCTTCCATGCTGGCGTAGCTGGTTAAAGATTTAACGACTGGCGCAACCGTAGCGGCACCGGCTACAACGGCTTTCATCCCGCCGCCGGTCAGGCTGTCGCGGCGCTCTTTTGCTCTGTCGTAATTACCCTGAGCGCGACTGACCGCCGCCAGCCTTCGCTGCTGTTCTGACAGTTGCCTATTGTATTCGCCTGTCCTGCGGCTGATTTGTTCTGTGGCCGTTGAACCATTACGCAGCACAATACCGTGGCGCAACATGGAGGAACTCAGCGCGCCAAGTTTCGCGCGCTCCTCGTTCTGGGCGCGGGTCAGCTGACGAATACTTTCCGATTGTCGCTTCAGCGCGGCGGTTTGTTCTTCGGTGCGCTGACTGGCCGGGCCAAAGCTGTCACGCAGCTCTTTCGCTTTGTTCTTTGCTTCGTTCAGCTGCTGTGCGGTTTTCTGCGAGGCGCGCGTTAGCCGGTCAAAACTGGCGGCGTTGCGCTCCATGCTTTTAAGTGAGGACTGCGTGTCGCGGATTTGGGCGGCCAGCGCGGCGGCGCTTTTCTGCGCGGCGCTGGCAGGACTGGTGAGCTTATTAACCGCGTCGAAGGCGACGCGGATACTGAGATTGCGATCTGTCATTCTTCGCTTCCGCTACGGGCTACCGCGCGCGAATGCCAGTCAATCAGTTCATTCACGGGCATGTCATCAAACGCGGACGGCGGCCAGTGAAAGATAACGGCGATATCTGCGATCAGTTCATCGGTCAGAACCGCCGGGCACGGTATTACGCGTCTTCCGCTTCGGTCGTGCTGGTCACGGAGGACGGCGCCAAAAAATCAGCCACTTCTTTAGAAAGTTCTGCGAAGTCGCGCACGTCCAGCAGTGATACTTCAGCTTCAGTCAGAGCCGGACTGGTGACGCGTGGCAGCAGCCTAATCAGTGAATCGACGTCGCTGGTCATGACGTCATACAGCTTCAGTCCGCGCAGGGAGCCGGTTTGCTGCATGGCTTCGGTGACGGTAACTTCTTTGATCTCGCTGTTTTTACGGATGACCGGTTTTACCAGGGCGATAGGTTTACGCATTTTTTTATTCCTTTTGAACCGGCGGATGCCCGCCGGTGAATTGATTGAGTCGGGTTAATTACAGGCCAATATTGGCGCGGTGTTTCTCAAGGATGTCCACACCGTCAACCTTCCAGATCATGTTGAGCAGGTCGATTTCAAACAGCTCATCGCCATCTACAGTGATCTTGCAGTAGGTATTTTTCAGCGTGTACTTGTGCTGCGTGTTATCCCCTTGCTTAGCCGAGCCCCAATCCATTTCAGTCACGCGGCCGCGCGTCTGGATTTCACAGGCTATAGCTTCGCCTGTGGCATCGTCGGAATAGGAACCAGCAAAGCGCAGCTGCGTACCGTCGATGTTAGCGCCATAGGTTTTAAGCATTTCCACTGACAGGCCGCCCATAGTGAGCTCCATATCCAGCGCACCTGCTTCAAACCCCATGTGAGCGGCTACCGCGCCCACCATGCCCGCGCCCTGATAATCCTCTGTTTTACGGGTGAGCTTTGGCGTGGTGAGTTCTTCCGCCTGACCGAGAAAGCTCGCGCCGTTGAGGAAGGTATTAAACAGAAACAGCTTTTTAGGTAATGACATTGCTTCCCCCGTTACGCTGAAAGCTGATCGAAAACGGCAAAGTATTCGTCGGTGAATTCCTGCGTCAGTCCCAGCTGTTCAAGCGGCGGAACCGGCGTGTATTTGTAGCGGATGCGCAGCTTTCCATCGCGCAAATCGCCCGTGACATTATCGTTTTTGTCATACCAGCAACTGAAGCCCAGCAGGCGGTTTGACGTAACGAGCGAAGCGCCTTTGCGGTTAATTCCGTCCACGATGTCCTTAACCAGCGACGGCGTAAGCGGCTTATCGATATACCCGAAGTGCGCCTCAGCAATCATGTCTGCCAGAATCTGAGCGGTGCGGGTATAGCTTTCGAAGGTATAGGTTTCCGCATCGCATGTTCGGGAGCCCCAGAAGCGGAAGCCATCACGCTTAATCAGCGTGGTAATGCCTTTGCTATTGAGCTCGTCGGCGTCCGTATCGGTGCCCTGAAGCGACCAGTACACATCAGCTGAAATGCCCAGCACGTTGCTGACCACAACGTTCGACAGCGTTTTATGCCAGCCCTGATCGGCATCAATTTTCGCGCGCAGACCCACGGCATAAGCGGTGGCAGGGATGGTTTCGTTCTGACCCGAGGCCGAGTTGTAGGCGATAAACTCAGGCCAGATGACCATCAGCTCGCGCTGCGCAAAGGTATCGCGATAGGCTTTGGCTTCTGCGATGGTTTTGCAGCCGTATGCGCCGATATAAGCAAACGCGCGCAGCTTTTCAGCAATGACGCCAAGCTGTGCAGCCACAGCAGCGGAGTCCAGGCCCGGAACGGCCAGAACGCGAGGCGTTTCACCGGTGCTGGCCGATGCAGACAGCAGTGCAAACAGACCGGTATAGCGTCCGTCTGCACCAGTTCCGCCGATGACAAGCTGATCCTGCGTGGGTGCGACTTCCCCCTCAGCTTTTTTGTAGGTAGATGCATCCTGCACGCGGATGACAATCACCTTCGGGCTGGCCTGATCGGAAATGGCTTTTAACGTGGTGTAGAGCGTGCCTTTTTTGCCGGCTTTGCCGAGCACACTGCTTACGCGGGTGATCAGCACCGGCGTATTAAGCGGAAACGCTGCTGCGTCCGCGTCATCCGCGATACAGACAACACCAATCGTTGATGTGTCAATATCACGGATAAGCGTGCTGAGCTGAGTGGTCTCAGTTGTCTTCACGCCGTGATGAAATGTGTCGGTCATGGTCGTATTGCCTCTCGTTGATGAGTGGTTCCATCATCACCAGTTACCTCATTCAGTTCACGCGCCGGCAGTTGTCAGAAGCGGCTTACAACCGCCTGTGGCTGGCGTAACTCTCGCGCACGCGGGAGGATGCGACAGGGGGAAACTATGCTGAACATTCTTGATAACGACTTAACACCGCGCCCGGCTTTCAGGCTGACGATTGACGGCACCGTATCGGCAAATCTGGATGCGCGCCTCATGTCACTGACTCATACCGATAACCGCGGCTTTGAGGCTGACCGCCTTGAGCTGACTATTGATGATTCAGACGGGCTGGTCTCAATGCCGGCGCGCGGGGCGAAGGTCAGTGTCGCCATCGGATGGCAGGGAGAAGCGCTGGTAAGCAAAGGGATATTTGTCGTTGATGAGGTATCTCATCAGGGGCCACCGGACCGGCTCATCGTGACGGCAAGCAGCGCGGATTTCAGGGATAATTTCAACGTCAAGCGAGAATACAGCTGGCACAACGTGACAGTGGGGGACGTGGTGTCCGCGATAGCCGGACGCTACAAGCTGAAACCGGCGGTGAGTGTTTCTCTTAAGGATATCGGCATCGATCATGCTGACCAGACCTGCGAGTCAGATATCAGTTTTCTCACGCGTATGGCGCAGATGCTGGGCGCTGTTGCCACAGTGAAAAACGGTTCACTGCTCTTTATTGTGCCGGGTAAGGGTGTATCAGCGAGCGGTCGGGTGCTGCCGGCTGTGACCATCACACGCGAAAGTGGTGACAGCCATTCGTTCAGGGTGGCTGACCGTGATGCCTACACCGGCGTTCAGGCCTACTGGCTGGATCTTAATTTTGGTAAGAAAAAGCCCACCACCGTCAAACGCCGGCGGAAAGAGAAAAAGATAAACGTTGAGCCCGCATCAAGCAAAAAGGAGGGTGATTACGTTGAAGGCGCTGAAGGGAACGTATTTGTAATGCGCCAGACGTTTAAGACGGAACGCGCTGCCCGCCGCGCCGCTGCGGCTAAATGGAATCAGCTTCAGCGTGGTGCCGCAGAGTTTAATATCACCCTGGCACGCGGCAGGGCAGATTTGTTTCCCGAGCTTCACGCGAACGTGTCAGGCTTCAAGCCCACAATAGACGCGGCGGATTGGGTGATTAAGCAGGTGAATAACACGATTGATGAAAATGGCTTTATAACCGGGCTGGAGCTGGAAGTCAGGATTACGGATTGGGATGCGGAAGAAATTGGTGATGATTCGGAATAGATTATAAATCAGACATCTCTTAAACTATGCAACGAGTTTAATCAGTAGTGGTGAGGTCTTATGTTCACCTGCCCAAAGTGTAACGCCGCCGCAAGAACCCGTACCAGCCTGATGCTCAGCAAAGAAACACGTCGCAGCTATCATCAGTGCACGAACATGCTGTGCGGGCAGTCATTTACTACTCTGGAGTCAGTAGAAAATTACCTAAACAATGTGACCCCTGCCGCCAAGGCGCACATTATTCCTACAGGTGTTTTTCCGAAATCAAACTATGGTGAGCAGCAATTGAGTTTACTTTAAATTTAAGGAAATAACATGGAGCTAATAGAAGCTTTTATTTCGAGATACGAAAGGGAATTTGATTTTTATGATAAAGTTTGCAGAAAAACCGAGAGGTTATTAGACGAGCTTTTACGAGAGGCTGGCATAAGAGCAATCGTAACCTCCCGTGCTAAATCTCCCTCCAGGCTGAGAGATAAGCTATTACAACGACAAGCGGAAAAAAACTATGATTCCGTTGAAAGCATTTATAATGACATTGCAGATTTGGCTGGGGTTAGGGTAGCCCTTTACTTCCCTGACACAAATCTTGAGGTTGATAGGATAATAAAGGATTCATTTGTTTTAGTTAGGGAAGAGATAAAGTTCCCAAAAAAAGATGCCGTCAGGAAAACTGGAAACAGAGTAAATAGATTTCCTGGATATGTGGCGGTGCATTATCGCGTTAATTTAAAAGATAAAGCGGGAGAAAGAACAATATATCAAGACGCAAATGTTGAAATTCAAGTTGCATCAGTTTTGATGCATGCTTGGTCAGAAGTTGAACATGATCTGGTTTATAAGCCTCTTAGTGGTCAACTTTCTTCAGAAGAATATGCGATCCTTGATGAAATTAATGGATTGGTTTTATCAGGGGAAATTGCTTTAGAACGACTAAAGCATGCAGAGGTGGTAAGAACATCTCAAGGCAACAAACCTTATAGAAACCAGTATGAACTTGCTGCGTCACTAATTGATATTTATCAAGCTGTAGCAAAAGACCAACAATTAGATAGCCCGGATTTGTCAAATATTGGAAGGGTGAATATTTTATTTGATATGTTGAAGAAGGTTGGTGAAAATAATCCAGATAAAGTAAAGGCTATTTTAGAAAAAATCATACCAGATTTGAATCAAGAAACACCTATTGTTGAAGGTGTTATTAGTCAAATTCTAGATGACTATCCAGAGGTTATGAGTCTATTAGCTAAACAAGATAACAGTACTTTCAGTCTTAAATCATTGAGGAAGAAAAGTGACTTTCATCTTTCCTTCTTCCAAAAATTTGAGGAGTTAATTTCTCATCTTAATAAGATGAATGTTATTTATAGTCCTAGAATAGATAATAAAATTAAGGCGATCGGTGGAGTTGTGGATAAGCTACCTCCAACATTTGCTGAAGACTATAAATTAATTAGAAACGAAAGAAACAAATTGGCTCATGGTAAGTCATTAATAACCGCTGATTCTCTTCTCGCATATGAAAAGTTGGATGAATTGCTTGCTTGGTTTGCGCAAAACGAGGGAATGATCGAAAGGCCAAATGATGCTGTTTGA